CTCAGAACCCATGTTTCCTTGTGATGATGTTGCATTGATGAGTTCTTCTAATGATCGATCACCAGGACGGTAATATGATGTCTTTTCTTTGGAGCGCGAGTTACCACCAGCCGCACCGAGTATGGGATACTCAAGTTGGTTTGGAATCGTTTGATTTTCTGTGTAATATAACTTCTCTATGTTCTTTCGTTCAGGCATATGGTTAACCGAGAAAACAAGTTCCTACAGGGCGTATTCAGTCCAAAGAACCCCAAGAAGTATAGGGGTGATCCCACAAAGATTATGTATAGGAGTTCGTGGGAGAGAAAGTTTATGGACTATTGCGATTTGAAGGAATCCATCGTTGAGTGGTCGAGCGAATCAACAATCATTCCATACCACTACGACCTCGACGGAAAGACCCATCGATATTTCATAGACTTCAAGATTGTCGTGCGAGAGAAGAACGACATTCTACAAACGTATCTGGTTGAGATAAAACCAAAGAAACAAACTCAGCCACCAAAGCAGCCGAAGAGAAAAACCAAAACTTACATGTATGAGTCTTTTCAGTACGTCAAAAACCAAAATAAGTGGGATGCTGCAAAAAAGTATGCAGAAGTCAGAGGGTGGAAGTTCATTGTCTTGACTGAAACAGATCTTGGAATCAAAAACTAATGCAAAATCAAAACGAGCCAATGACCCTCAAAGTAATCTTTGAGCAACTTCAGGCAATGAAGGACGAGGATTTGGATTCTCCAACGGAAGACCAAGAAGTAGCATCATTGCGGTGGTATGAGCAATACACAGTAGAAGCATACCGAGAAATAACAGAGACGAGTGAGCGATCATACAAAGACAAACAGCGAATTTTGCAAAACAGTATACCCGAATACTATACACCAATTCAAAAAGCGGGAACCATGTGGTCTTTCTTATATGAAGCAGACAGCGACCGTCTTCAGTACTGGGACAGGATTCCGTTAGTCTTGAGAATGATCGACAACAAAGATGATACCAACACTTTCATGGGGATGAATCTTCACTATCTCTATCCCCGTTACAGAAAGATTTTGCTTTTGAGTTTGTTGCGGCGAGTTACGGGTGATTTGGAAAATGAAAATGCCAGAATAACTAAACTGAATAGTACATCGCTGTTCAAATTTCCTGATAAATATGGAAGAGCCTGTATTCGTCGCTACAAATACGACAACATTCGAAGAAAACCTATTCGTATACCACCAGAACACTGGCTCAAAATGATTTACCTACCAACATATCACTTTGTTGGCGGAAGACCTAATAAGGTGTGGGCAAAGACTTATGAAACAATGAAGAAGATGGGATTAACAAAAAGGTAATCGATGACGCAGTTTCAAGGAACCAACAACCCCAACCCACTATACGTTCCACCCGATCTAGCAGCAAAAAGCGCACAACAGGCTCTAGAAGATTTGGGTCTTCGTGGTTCTTCTATTCAAGACTCAAATCCTATCATAAACTCAATCGAATCGCAGATTGCCCAAACCAACGCTAGAATCGAAAAGTTTTACGACGATCTCATCAATGAAACTGGTGGTATGAAATACCGCGATCCGCTGACGAGTAATATCTCGCGACAGATGGCACATATTGCGGATATGAACTTTTACTCAAGACCAACGAGGTTCTATTTTGAAATCGAAGGTCTTGGCTGGGCGCAAAACGAAAGACTTGTTCGCAATTGTCAAAACACAGTAATGCCTGGTCGTGCATTGCAAACACAGCCACTAAAAATCTACGGACCACCTGTAGAGTATGCATATGAAGCAAACTATGCAAATGAGTTGCAAATGACGTTTCGCGTAGGTGAAGATCTATTCGAACGAGATTTCTTCGAAGGTTGGATGGGATCTGTGTATTCGCCAATGACAGGCGATCTTCTCTACCCAGACACTTACATGACAAACATGCGAATCTACCAACTCGACCGAAGAGATCTCAAAGTCTACTGCACAGAACTATACAATGTGTTCTGCAAGAACATATCTGACATAGAACTATCAACTGATGCAACGGATCAAATCACGACGATAAACGTCACTCTTGCTTATTCCGAGTATCAAGTTGTTGGCAAGAGAAACTTCCCATACTATGTCAGAAAAGATCGCGGAGAAACCGAAGAAACAACCACGATTCGATCCAAAATTCAAGATTCTATATCTCAAGCAGAAAAAGTACACCAAGTCCGTCTTGATCGTGGTGTCCAACGTGCTGGTGATATTCGAAATGAAGTTCGGGAAGCATTGAATCGAAATAATTGATTGACCCTTTCAACAATGGAGTAAATGATGTCACTACCAACACTTGGAATACCAAAATACAGAGTAACAATACCTTCTACGAAGAAAGAAACGACATTTAGACCGTTTCTAGTCAAAGAACAGAAGGTTCTCTACATGGCTCTTGAGAGTCAAGATGATAAGCAGATACTTGATGCCATGTGCAACATCATACAATCATGTGTTGATGGTATTTCAAGCATATCAAAGATGCCAATGTTTGACATCGAATACCTGTTCACCAAAATCAGAGCAAAGTCTGTGGGTGAAATTGTCGAAGTGAAGGCTAAATGCCCTCAATGCCAAAAATCGAATGAACTTTCGATCAATTTGGATGAGGTTGAAGTCCAATTCCCCGAATCCATATCAAACAAAATCATGGTAAGCGACAAAGTCGGCATCGTCATTCGATATCCATGCATCACCGATGCTCGCTCCAATCTAAACAACATGAGCGTCGAGGAAGTTTTGCACTTTGTGGCTAATTCGATTGAGACTGTCTTTGACGAAGACAACGTATACACAAGAAAAGACTTCACCGACGAGGAAATCCAAAAGTTTGTCGAGTCCATGACGAACAATCAGTTTGAACTCATCGGAAAATTCTATACCAATCTTCCAGAAATGAAAAAGGATGTAGAATGTCACTGCATTGGATGCCAAAATGACTTCAAAGCATCGTTTACTGGGCTACAAGATTTTTTTACATAATGCTCTGTCACGATAGCCTTGGGAATCTGTATAACACAAATTTTGCGTTGATGCAGCACCACAAGTATTCGCTGACAGAGTTGGAAAATATGATCCCTTGGGAAAGAGAAGTATATGTAAATATGGTTGTGAAGTTTATAAAGGATGAAAATGAAAGACTAAAGCAACAGCAGTTACAAACGAGCAGATAAATGGCACTACCAAATCCAGGTTCAGCACCGCAAACAACACCACCAATCGACAATAGCATACGAGAAGCCATTTCGACGGGTATCAAGGCTGGTTTGTTGACCACACAGAGCAGGATATTTTCTAAAGTTCCAAGAATTCTTGGTGGTGGTATTTTTGCGGAGAGAGCAGAAGAGAAGCGACGAGAACTTTATGCAAGTCAAGGTAGAGATGTCAATACGGGAAGAAAACTCACCAAAGATGAGATCGAAGAACGAGAACGTCGTAAGAAGTCGCAAGATGCGATGGGTGAGATCAATGAAAATGTTGATCTGATTCGCATATTACTCGAAAAGAATTTTGGTAAACCATCAGCCACAGCACTTCCTGCGTTGGGTTTGGCAGGAATGCCAAATATTCTTGCGCCCAAGAAGGATACAACGCCATACGAGTTAGCAGATGACTCTGGTGGAATAAATCTTGCTCAAGAAGAACAGAAGATAGAGCAGAAAAAAGCAGACAAAGAAGTACAACTTGAGGTTCAAGAAAAAGATCATTCATTCACGGAAAAACTTTTTGAGAAGTATTTCGGTGCTTCTAACACAAGCAACGCCGAAGCACAAGCAAAAGAAAATCAGAGTATGCTTGGCGGCATATTCAGCAAAATTGCTGGTGCTGTGGATTTTATTGCTGACGCAAAGTCGCTCGGTGCAGGAAAAGCATTAAAGAAAATTCCTGGTGTTGCAAAGATTGGTCGTGTATTCGGTTTGGGTGGAGCAGCGACTACGGGTGCAGTGGCTACAGGTGCAGCAGCGACAGGCACAGCAGCAGCAGGCCGG